GGTATCCGTTCTGCTGAAGTGTCATGGCGTTGATTTTACGGTGACTCTTCGACAGTGAAAAGAAAAAAGGCCGCAGAGCGGCCATAAACACAAGTAAAAATCAACAAGTTAGATAATTATCAAAGACTTACAGACACACAAAAACACAGCCAACCACAACAAATAACAGGGATGTGGTCACTTTGTGGATCATATCGCCGCCATAAATTTACTTAATAACAGTAACCACAGCCACAAGCACGGCCATCGCAGACAGGACAATACCTGTGAGTAACCAAGTCTGATTTGCAAATGATTTCTGAAGTTCAGTACGATGCTCAGCCATCTCAACTTTCAGAGACTGGCGTAAATCAGCCATCTCAGACTTCAGGGATTGGCGCGATTCTGCCATCTCAAGCCTCAACCCTTCGCGAATCTCCAGTACATCAGATTTGGTAGCAAAGGATTCGCTTCTTGTGGTGAGAGTAATCAGGTTGTTTTTGATTTCAGTCACATCACTTTCCAGGCAACTGACCCGCCGTTCAAGGTCGTCATTCATGCCATCACCTCCATCATTACCACTTCCTGTTACTTGGTTGTTGGATACATTATAGGCATTCTCTTTCTTTTTTCTGAACCGCGAAATATGTGCAACATTCTCTGCCATCACTTCTCATCACCCTGCTTGCCTACCCAGTTCATAAAGGCCCGGGCCGAGTAACGATGAACAAACCCACATCTGTTACAGGTAAGTCGGAATTCATAGTTATGGATATTTTCCCGATCATGTCCCTCATATCCCGGATATCCCAATTCCATCCAACGGATGTATCACCATTAACAGTATTACCTGTTTGTCGGAGTGCAAATGCATTGACATTTTTGGCACTAATTGAAATATCGCTAGAACCATCAAAACCAACTCCAGCAATTTTTCGTGCTGTTTTCAGCTTTGTTGCAGTAGCGGCATTGCCGGACAGCTCCCCAGAAAGGCCACCGCTGAATGTTTGTCGATTGGTCCAGGTATTCGCTGTACTGAGTAACGGTATTTTCTCCCCGCTTGTGCCGAGTTCTCGTAAACCGAGGTTTTGGATAATGGCCGTTTCCGGCCTGCATGGCATGATTTGCGCTTTTGGACGGGAGATTCAGCGTGCTGATTGGCTATGTAAGGGTATCAACAAATGACCAGAATACAGACTTGCAACGAAACGCTCTTGTTTGTGCAGGATGCGAACAAATATTTGAAGATAAATTAAGCGGGACAAAGACAGACCGACCGGGATTAAAACGCGCTTTAAAGCGCCTTCAAAAAGGTGACACGCTGGTTGTCTGGAAACTGGATCGCCTCGGGCGAAGCATGAAACATCTGATTTCTCTCGTCGGGGAACTACGGGAGCGAGGGATTAATTTTCGCAGTCTGACCGACAGCATAGATACATCTTCTCCAATGGGGCGTTTTTTCTTCCACGTGATGGGTGCCCTGGCTGAAATGGAACGTGAATTAATTGTTGAACGTACACTGGCCGGACTGGCGGCAGCGCGCGCACGGGGGCGCACAGGCGGACGTCGACCGAAGCTGACAAAAGAACAGCATGAGCAAATAGCAAGGCTAATCAAAAACGGGCACGACAGAAAACAACTGGCAATAATTTACGGCATTGGCACATCGACGATTTATCGTTATCACCCTGTAGGCGATATACAGACTGAAGAAACAACCGGGCAGACTCAGGAAAATGAAAACCGCTAATCTGACCATTAGCGGTTTTTGTGTAAAATCAGAACAGCCCTTTAACTGAACTGGCCGCGCTGTTAAGAGATGATGTCACCTTATCTTTGAAGCCGGACAGCATATCACTGAACGATGAGGATTGCAGGCGCTCCCGCAAATCCTCATCACAGCGTTCAAGGGTCAGTGAAAATTCTATCTTTTTCGCCTTACCGTAGCGATCAAACTCGGAACGGGTCGTATTCGTTTCAGTCAGCACATACATGCCGTAAATCTGCCCGACGCCATCAATCAGAGGCCAGGGTCGTCCTGTATACGCCTGCGTGGTCAGCAGCGACAGCGATACTTCGCCACCTGTAATTTCAGGATAAAGCACACCAGAAAGAACGATGCGATCATCTCCTGCACCGATATACTGCCAGCTTGCTGAACGGTTAACGCGTTCATTTTTCACATGCCGCCAGCTTTTGTTTTGCTGTAACTGCTGATGCGGCAGCGTGCGCAGCTCAAAAACAAACATGCCGTAGATCATCATCATGGCCATGACTCCTCAATCTTTATCGTAAAAACTGCCACGCCCGGCACGGGCGCGCCGTTCCATTTCTGCCCTGACCATTTCACCTACCAGTTTCGCAAGTTCGCGGGGATTCTGCGTAACAACGTTATGCAGATGAACATGAATTTCACCGCCAAATCCGGAGGCAACCGGCTCCCGATTACGGGAAGCTGCAGGAACTGATGCCACTGGCGATCGTATGGCCTCCGCCACCGGGCGGGAGCTGGCCGCAACAACAGGGACCAGCGCCGGAGGCAGCGGAGCCGGGACCACGGGTGTGATATTAATTGCGGGGGCAGGCTTACTGACCTGCGCAATCTTCCGCTCCTGCCACTCCCCACGAACGGCAAGTGCGCGGGGCAGGTTCTTAAAGACAATATCGCCGGGGCCAATGCGTTTTTTCGTCTCATCAACCAGCTTACCTGTGTTATCAGCAATTTTGCTGAGTCTGCGCAGCGTACCGGTATTGCTGTCTGTGAGCGGTTTATTGTCTTTGGGGTTATCACCTCCGGTACCATTGCCATTTTCCACAGGCTTCGGCGGATTGATTTTCGCCAGGTCCCCCTGAAGCAAGGCAACCTTGTCCTGAAGAATGGCCGCACGCTGTGCGTCTTCGATTTTCTTGCGCGCCCTTTCCGCTTCATCCGGAAGGACGCCAAGTTTTTCAAGTATCCACGCCAGCGTATCCAGCAGCATTTTTGCAGGTGTCAGAACAAGCTGTAACGCACCGCCAAGAACGTTACCGAATATCTCGCCAGCACTGGTACATTTATCCAGCGTTTCCTTGCTGGACTCCATCGGTGACAGCAGCGATTTAAACCAGTTAAACACCTGGCTGATCCCGCTCCCGATTGCGTCAAAAACAGGACCAAACCGTTCAAAAGTTTCGCGCAACGGGGTCAGCCTTTCCATAATCCCGCTGAACACCCCGGCAAAAAATGCCCTGATGGGATCCCAGTATTTCCAGATAAGAACGGCAGCTCCGGCAAGCGCAGCCACGATAAGACCAACCGGACTGAACAACGCCCCGATAGCGCCTCCCAGCAAAGAAACGGACCCCGTCACCATTCCCCATAGTGCTGGCAGGACCCTGACAGCATTCATTGATCCGGTCAGGAGAGAAAAACCAAGACGCAGTTTTGCCAGCGGACCAGCAAGCACACCAATAGCCAGCGACAACGAGCCAACCGTTGCAGTCATTGCCAGCAACGCACCGCCTGCTATCAGTAGCTGGCGCGTCAGTGCCGGATGGGCCTGCGCCAGCGCCGTCACCCTTGATACCACCCGCGTGAGCCACTGCGTGACAGAACGCAGCGGACCGTCAATCAGATCTGCAATGCGGATGCGCAACCCTTCCCATGCACTGCCGAGTGATTTCAGATCGCCGTCAAGGTTGTTGGCCATAACCTTTGCTGTGCGTTCAGCCTCACCGCGCGCGCCTTCAAGTTCTTTTCTCAGTTTGGGTAAGGAACCGTCACCCGCTGCATCAACGAGCGCCATAAACGATGTGAAAGCCTCTTCTCCGGCAATGTCCTTAAAGAACGATACCCGGTCAACTTCCCCGTATTTGCGGGTGGCTTTATAAAGGTCGGCCAGCACATCCTCCATCGGGCGCATTTTGCCCCCGGCATCCGAGACGGACACGCCCAGCTCTTTCAGAGCTTCTGCCGCCGCCTTTGGCGGTGATGCCAGACGAGCCAGGCTGGCACGCATTGCCGTCCCGGCATCACTCCCTCTGATGCCCATATTCGCCAGCACGCCAGCCATCGCTGCGGCCTGCTCCAGCGATATTCCCAGCTTCCCCGCCACCGGACCTGCATATTTCATGGTTTCGCCCAGTGCGCGAAGGTCAGTGTTGGTACGGGTAAACGCTGCGGTGAGTGTGTCACCGACCCGGTCCATCTGGTCAGCAGAAAGGCCGAACTGCGTCAGGATATTTGAGCCAATATCTGCCGTCTCGCCGAGATCCATACCGCCAGCCGTTGCCATGCTCAGCACGCCGGGAAGCGCAGCCTGAATGGCCTGCGGAGTGAAGCCAGCCATTGCAAGAAATGCCTGTCCACTGGCGGCATCGCCTGCGGTGAACTGCGTTTCAGAGCCAAGTTTTAACGCCTGCTCACGCAGCGCTTTAAACTGCGGGCTGTTCTGGTCGATTCGCGTCAGTGCCTGAACGCGGGACATCTCTTTGCCGAACCCGATCGCAGGCTGCAAAAAACGCCCGGCAGCATAGCCGCCCGCCGCTGCCGCACCAATTGCCAGCGCACCACCTGTTTTCAGTTTTCCCGCTGTTTCCTGCGCGCGCGAATACCGCTCACGCGCCCGCGTTACACGCGCAAGCGCCTGCCGTTCGCGTTCAAGCTGGTTGTTGTACTGTTCGGTGCGTCTGATGGCCTGCTGGATGGTGTTATCGCTGCCTGTCAGGGAAATGCCGTGGCGTTTCAGCTCTCCGCCAAGTTCCCGCATTTTCTGAATTTCCCGTGTGCGCGATTCATTCAGGCGTTCAAGCCGGGTGCTTAACTGCCGCATCAGCTTTTGTTGTTTTTCGCTGAGCACTGTACCCGTGCGTTGTAACTGATTAAGGGCGTTAAGCTGGCGTCGTGCTTTCAATATGCCAGCATCCGCTTTACTGACAGCGTCACGGGCGCGCTCAAATGAACGCGCCTGACGCTCGAGATTTTTGATCGCCCCCTGCGTTCGCTGGATGGAGTCACCAAGCTGCCCCATCAGGCGGCGGGCGTTTTCGGCAGGCCGGGTCAACCTGTCAACGGCGCTGAAAGCGACCCGGATATCAAGAGTCTTCATTATCTGCATTCCCGCTGCGAAGTGCCGCCCGCTCGCGCCAGCTAACCACTTCGCCGGGCGTCATCATGAAGATTTCGGCGGGCGACCAGTTAAAAATGGCGGCAATATCCGCCACCAGATCTTCGATGTGCTCAAAGCACACCAGGGTGATTACGCTGCCGTCTCCTGCACGCTCTTCGCGCCAGAGTCTGGCTCGCTCATAAAATTTACAGCCACAGCGCACAACTGAATAAAATCGCGTGACGACATTTTTTTAATCATCACTTCATCCAGTCGTGGCGAGGTCACGCGAGGCAACAGCGTGAACATGGTATCCGCTTTCAGATTCAGCACATCAGACAGCGACAGACCACGCAGGGATCCAGCCTGCTCAATAGCCCCGGTGATCTCCACATACGTGATTTTTTCGCCACCACGCTCAATTGGTCGGGTCAGTTTTACGCCACGTTCGACAGCCATATCCTCACCTGCCGTCACATCATCCGCCACGGTGTTATTCCGGGTTTCAGTATCGATGTCTTTCATCAGTTGTCTCCTTTTCAGTCAGAGGCGACGCACTGCGCCGCCTGCATATTATTTATCAGCCAAGCCCAAGCGCGGAACGGATACGGTCAGGCACAATGTCCTTGCCGTCCTTCCGGTAGATGTGGTTCAACAGGTCGATTTCCCACAGCGGGCGATCGTTAACGCTCAGCTTGTAGTAGGTGTTTTTGACAGCGTAAGTGTGTGATGTGGCTTCACCCTGTTTGGCTTCCCCCATATCAATTTCCGTCACACGCCCGCGCATCTCGATTTCATACAGATCACTTTCTGCATCGGTGTAGTATTCACCCGCAAAACGCAGCAGCGTGCCGTCAATCGTGCCGCCATATTTAAGGAACAGCTCACGAACTGCGCCCCCCATGACAAAGCTCGCATCAAGCGCGGAGTCGTCCAGACCGAGATCAATACTTACCGCCCCCATCATGCCACCACCCCGGTAGCTGTCGGTTTTGCGCGTCAGCTTAGGCAGAGTGACGGACGTCACCTTACCCACTTCGTTTTCACCATCCACAAACAGCGTAAAAAAGCGAAGATGTTTTGGCACAGCCATCAGGCACCTCCCAGCACCGCAAATGCGGGTTCAAAGTATTCATCAGTAAACGTCTGGTAAAGCTCCATGTCTTCCAGTGGCGGAACGGGCGTATATTTGTAGCGAATGCGCACACGCCCCTGACGTAAATCCGTGGTGCTGTTATCCACCACGTCATACCAGCACTCCGCACCAATCAGTTTCCCGGCAGTAACCAGTGAATCCAGTTTTGCCCTGATGGCACTGATAACATCCTTCACGTTCGCAGGCGTCAGTGGACTGTCGATGGTTTCAAACTGCGCTTCCGCAATTGAATCAGCCAGCACCTGTGCGGTTCGGGTATACACCTCAAAGATGTAGGCGTTCGTTTCCGGTGTGCGGTTGCCCCAGAAGCGGAACCCGTTGCGACGAATAATGGTCGTGATTTCTTTGTTGTTGAGGCTGTTGGCATCACTGTCTTCGGCCTGCAACGACCAGAACACATGCCTGGACATCCCCAGCACATTTTTAACCGGAACGTTGGACAGCGATTTGTGCCAGCCCTGCTCATGGTCAATGTACGCACGAAGGCCGCACGCATAAGCAGGCGCGGGGAACGTTTCGTTTTCGCCACTTTTCGGGTTGTAGGCGATGAAGTCCGGCCATAAGAGCATCACTTCACGTTCGTTGAATTTCTGGCGGTAGGTAATCGCTTCAGCCATCGTGTTACAGCCGTGACATGAGGCATACACAAACGCACGCAGTTTACCCGCAATCACGCACAGGGATTTTGTCACCGCCTCCGTGTCCAGCTCCGGCGCGGCCAGAATACGCGGACGGTATCCGATGCTTTCATCCTGCTCTGCAACAAGCAGCGCATACATCCCCGTATAGCTGCCGTCATCCTCAGAACCACCGATAACCAGTTGATCCTGCGTCTTTTCGTCTTCTTCTTTGTGTTCAGCCACGCGAACGACGATCACCTTTGTGCTCACCTGGTCTGCGATGGCCTTAAGCGCACGATAAAGCGTCCCCGTTGTCCCGCATTTTCCCAGCACGTCATTGACGCGGGTCAGCAGTGTGGGCTTGTTCAGCGGGAACAGCTTCGCGTCCGCATCATCCGCCGTTGCCACGATACCGATAACACTGGAATCAACATCATTAATCGCTGTTACCAGGTCGGTATTTTCCGTAACACGGGCACCATGAAAACGAGTTTCACTCATAGCTTCAGCCCCTTGTATCCGTTAAATGATTCGGCAACAATCATCACCCACCACGCGCGTAATCTCACCCCTGCGCCGTTCTCCCGACCCGGCGACAACAAAAAGCAGTAACCCCCTCCGCACGCACATGCGACCATGCCACACAGGGAGGGAACAGATGACCGATACCACCATGCAATTGCTCAGTCAGGGCACAGACCCCGTGAAAATGCCGGATTTTGATATTCTCGCGGAGGGTAAAACGCTGTCAGGCGTGGCAGAGCGCCTGATGACCCTGTCACTGACCGACAACCGGGGATTTGAGGCGGACCAGCTCACCATCACGCTGGATGATGCGGATGGTCAGTTGCAGCTACCGCAACGGGGCGCGCGCCTGACGGTTCTCATTGGCTGGAAAGGCGAACCGCTGACAGAAAAAGGCACTTACATTGTTGATGAAATCGCACACGAAGGACCGCCGGACAGGCTGACTGTTTCAGCCAGAAGCGCAGATTTTCGGGATGAATTTAACGTTAAACGTGAGGTGTCCTGGCATGATGTGACCGTTGAGCGTGTGGTATCCGCCATCGCTCATCGGTATGGTCTGAAACCGCAAATCAGCGAAATGCTGATGGATATCGAAATCGACCACGCCGACCAGACCGAAGAAAGCGACATGTCCTTCCTTACGCGCATGGCGGAAATGCTGGGCGCAATCACCACGGTAAAAAGCGGTAATCTGTTATTCATCATGCCCGGTGGTGGCGTGAACGCACAGGGCCAGCCGTTGCCCTCGTTCGCCATCACGCGCAGCAGTGGCGATCGCCATCAGTTCCGCATTGCTGACCGCGAAGCGTATACGGGTGTACGCGCCTACTGGCTTGATCTTAATTACGGGAAAAAGAAAAAAGTCAGCGTGAAACGCCGCAAACCGCCAAAACCCAAAAAGGAGAAAAGCAGCAGCCGTGAAGGTGATTATATGGAAGGCGCGGAAGGAAATGTGTTTGTGTTACGCAAGACTTATCAGAACGAGCAGGCAGCAAGACGCGCAGCGGCGGCAAAGTGGCAGCAGCTACAACGCGGAGCCGCATCATTCTCCATCACACTGGCTCGTGGACGCGCAGAACTCTACCCCGAAATGCATGGCACGGTAACAGGATTTAAAAGCGAGATTGATAATCAGGACTGGATTATTGCGAAAGCCGATCACACCATTGATAACAGTGGCTTTACCACGCAGCTTGAGCTTGAGGCAAAAATCCCGGAATGGATAGCGGAAACAGAGTGAGCAACTGGGATGCATTAGTTCAGACACGGGCTAGCATGCTTACGTACGGCACAGAAGCAAACCTAATTGGAGTTTTGCTCTGTGCCTTTCACCGATTGGCCAAGTGTAACCCGCCTTACACCAAGACGAATTATAATTGGCAACAATGTCAGTAGTTACTATAAATGTTTATAAACAAAGATTTATTTCTCCGAAGCTACAAGCACTACACTAAATCTCAGCAATCTTTTTTTTACTGTGCTGTTCTATTATCAACTCTGCTTCCGCTTGGTATTCATGAGCTAACTCTCGAAGAATTCGGGCAAATCGATGAAAGCCTAGAAGTTCCATTGCATCAGACTTAGTGTGATATTGTTGGGCTAACTCCAATTCCGGTTTACCTTCTGGGTCAACAATGTAGACACCACGCGAATTTATTATCGCATTCTTATAACCAGTACGCACTTTATCAAGTTCACGTCTATTCAAAAACTCGGCCAGTTCTGGAAGTATCCAATGCTCGTCATTTGCAGGGCTAAAAATTAATATGCTTCCAATCCTATGATAAGCAAAATCTAAATGGCCTGACTTTTCGCATTCTGTTTGGACAAAATCAAACCAGTTATTAAACGCCTTGACATCAAACTTGCCTTCAGCATCAACACCCGGAATCTTTTTCCAATCATCAAGTAAATAGAGTGAGTTTTTGGCAATATTTATTTCACTTTCAGATAGTTCTTTACTTGCTTTTTGAAATTCTGATCGATACGCATATTGAATGACTTCACAAAAAAAACTGGGTTCACTTGCAAGTTTTTTCTCTAATACTTGAGGATGCAACGAATCATTAGCCCCCCTGTTAATTACAGGTAGGTATGCCCATTCAATCTTTACTAAGTCGTCATCTGAAACAGTGTTATCATTTTGAATATAATTCACAAGTTCATTAAATGAGTGAATATCAAACCGCTCAATATTTTCTGTGGTTCTAATTGATTGCAATAGAGCAAGCACAACCTTACTGCTATCAACTGAATTATCGATATGCAAAATTTTAGATAAACAATCTATTGCCATCAAGGGACGGTCTACTTTAATCAAGCAGTCTATAGCAAAATAAATTTCTTCCGTTGAATCACAGCTGTATGCATTAACAAGAGTATTTTTCCAATACTCGAAAGGAAAATCATCAAATGAAGCGTTTAATGCATCCCATGTTTCTTTTTTAAACGGTAACAAAAGAAAAAAAGCAATCTTTTCTTGAGCACTCCAGTCATTAATAACTGTCAACACCCATGATTTTCCTTCTCTGTAGTTTTTAGCCTGTACATAACCAGAAGCAAGAGAATTTTCCTTTTTAATATCACTAACAATAAGTTTTTTCAGTATATCTAAAGGAATTTCTAGATCTTCTGCGACCAGGCTACTACCAACAAACTCAGGCCTTTCAATAGATAGAGAGAATTCTAAGACTCCATCAATACCATTAATAGCATATATTTCGCATATTGATTGCCCTCGTTCTTTTGTCAACCTTTCTTCTTGGTCCCGCCAGTTTCCATTTTCATCAAATAGGAAGTAATTGTTTTGTGCAAAAAGTCGCTTGCTATAAAGCATAGGATCTTCGGGCTTCAAGACTGTAGAAACATCTTTGATTTTTTCATTTTGTTCTGGTTGCATTGCCCAATAAGCACCTGAGAATCTTTTGTTTTTGTTATAAACTTCTAAACATTTTTCCCACACCGCTAACTTCAATTCAGCACTATCTGTTTTTTTAGAAAAATCATACAATAGTTTAATTGCATCATCGAATTTAAATGGCGCTAAACTACCAATATTTTCAACTAAATCAACAAGTCTTAATGATGATTTACTTGCCAATTCAATTGTTAATTGAGTGTATATTTCAATCTGAGTACGGCACTCATCACCCGATGGCCTTTTATTAAAACCGTTAGGAATAAAGTTTCTAAAAGTTGGAATATGTGTGCCAGATGTTACTTGCGTGTTGTTGGGTAGCAACTGAACTAAAACACGCCATGCTGTATCGGGCCACTCCCTTGCCAATGCGTTGAAAGCAGCAATACGTCTATCTATATCAGCTGTAGTATGAGGAAGCCATGGTAACAATATGTTGATTATCGAGTTAAGTGGCCTGTTAGCCCAATTGCCACCAGGATCATGGCTATCCAGCTCCCCTAATATTACTAAAGAGCGAGATAAATAGTTAGGCGCCCAAGCTAATCCTTCAATAGCCCATAGCAGTCCTGTCATATAATTCCGACCTGAAATTCCACCGATACCTTCCTGTGCAAAAAGTGAATCAAATGGCTTGTCTTGGTGAGATGCAGCATTTTCCACTTCGTCGATAAAACAGTCAGGAGCACTTTCCGCAAGCATAACTTGAATATCTTGCGTACTAGCCCATAATTGCCAGCTAGAAGCCGAAAAAACCTCTTTAACCACACTTGAGGCGCAATATTGCCCTTTATATTTTGAGCAATTAGTAAGTAACTCTTGCTTTGTTGCAACTAATGCCAACCCTTCGGATAGTCCTTTCCTTATTAATCGGCTGTGTGGTAAAACCTTCCCATAAATTACTGCTGCATAACGCTCTTCAGGTGCCAGTTCAAATTGTGGGTCGATAGTTTTAAAAACGGATACAACAGTCGTCCGAAACAAATCCAAATGATCATCGAATAATCTTGACGATACCGTTTGAAATGTTTGTATTCTATCTTTAAAACTCCAAGAACCTCTCTCATGAATCAAAGGACTATCTTGCATCCCTTCAATTATTCTTAATTTTCGAATCCAACTGTCATATGACTCGCTAATAAGGCTTGTAATTATATCAATATCACCATTATTTTTTTCATCCCAGCAACCGACTAAAACAGCAATCGCTAACTCAGTCGCATAATCAACATTATCACTATTGTATACAATTAAGTTACCAGCAACATTATGGCCTGTTCCGGTATGATTTTGACTAATTGAACTGCAGCTATGAATGTTATCCATAGACACTACCTCGTAATTTTATTTCCACCAATATTATCACCAGTGCCACTATGGTTTTGAATAATGACAGTTGCTGCATGAGGTTTTATAGACGAGAGTATTTTTTGAATTTCACTACTATCCAATAGTTTTCTTTCAATTGCTATTTCACTCATTTCATCGTTCAAAGACAGTTTTTCAAGCTCTTTAGCTAAAGCAGGGGCTACAGCCTCATCAACAACCCAATTTTTTAACTTTTCTTTTATTGAAGTTGCAGTAATCGAAACATGATGTTTAAGCATGTCATAAACTATGCCAGAAAGTATCGTCGAAGATAAAAAATCCATAACAATTTTCCCTTAACGTAAGATATTTACTATCAAGATACATTTTAAATCGAAGAAAGAGCTTTTACCACGTATATTTATTGGCTAATAACATGATAATTCGACTGTCTGCTATTCGCTTAAAACGAAGAGTTTGTTGGAATTATAGCCAGCACGACCTAGAATAACATCAGCACTGCGTTAAGGGAGGTCGCTATGTTCCGTTGCCCGCTTTGTGGCGCATCTGCCCGCATCCGTACCAGTCGTCCGGAAAATGATTCAAATACCGTGCGGCAAAAGTATTACCAGTGTAACAACTTGGAATGCGGCGTCTGCTTCTCAACACTGGAAGCTTTCCATAAGTTCACATCAAAACACGCCTCAAGTGTTCACTCTTCAGAGGGTATCCCGTGGCATGCTCTGCCTGCTTCACACAGGGGAAACAGTCAGATGAGTTTGCCCTTACCTCAGGATTAACAAGCAGAATTGCCGGAGTAACAAAAAAGCGATAGATTACGCGCGGGTGCCTTTCGGCTGATGGTCGGAGGGAATACCCGAAGGCCAGATGTGGAAAGGCCCCGGAAAACATTTCTGTTTAACCGAGGCCCTAACCGCATTACCTTGACAAGTGAAAGGTTAGCGCCTCTCCGGAAAAGGAGCAAGTGCTATGTCGCAAAAATCGCTTACGGCCATCACGTTCTGCGTGACGGCAATCCTCATCATCTGGATGCTGCACGGTTCGCTGTGCGAAATACGGATGAGCTTCTGGGGAGCGGAGTTTGCGGCGTTCTTACAGTGTAAGCAGTAA